ACAGGATTATAATCTTGAAGGCTCGTCAGATGGGCATCTCGACTCTTACTCGTGGTTATCACTTCTGGAGATCGTACACTTCCGATGAACCAACACAGTATGCCGTTATCTCACACACCCGCGCATCTGCTGAAGAGCTTCATAGAATGGAGAAGACGTTTTATGAGAACCTGCCCACTATGCTCAAGAAGCCGCTATCAAAGGCTAATGCTAACACTTTGACGTTCAAGGATAGTGGGTCGTCTGTCAGGACTTACACCGCTGGTGGTAAGGGTGGTACACGTTCTTTTGCTATGAACGCGGTTCACTTATCTGAGTTTGCTTTTTACGAAGATCAAGATGAGGTGATGGCTACTGTTATGGCGGCTGTTGGTGATGGTCAGATTGTGATTGAGAGTACGCCCAATAGAACTGGTGACAGGTTCCACCAGTTGGTGAAGGATGCTGCTGAAGGTAAGAACGAGTGGACGCTTGTGTTCTTTCCTTGGTTTGCTAATCCGATATATACTCGCGTTCCGAACTACCCCTATGTTCCCAATGAGGCGGAGAGTCGTGTTGCTTTAGAGCATGGGCTTACTCGGAACCAGTTGTTTTGGCGCATGCAGCAGCAGAAGTCGCTGGGTGGTGAGAAGTTTATACGAGAGTATCCTGCTACGATTGATGAGGCTTTTCGTGCTACTGGCGTGAACTTCTTTGACTTAGAGGCTCTGGATAATATCCAAGACCTTGAGTGTGGGTCTCGCGACCATCGCCAGATCTCTCCCCCTATTGATGGTGAGGCATATGTTATTGGTGTTGATGTCGGCGCTGGTTCTGGTGCCAAGTCCGACTACTCTGCTGTCAGTGTTGTTTCTGTAAGCACCCGCCAGCCAGTGTACCATTTCATATCTAACACTACTCCCCCCGCCCAGTTGTCCGAGGTTATTGTCAAAGTATATGAACGGTACGGAAAACCTAAGATAATAGTGGAGAGTAATGGTAACGGTAGTTGGGTTATCCACCGTCTGCGCCAGTTGAAAGTGAAAGGTCTATACAGAGATCCTAAGAACGGAAAGGACTTTCGTATGACGGTTCGCACCCGACCCCTTGTCTTTCAGGCTATCAAGGCTGTGATGGATGGGGGCGTTGTTCTGGCTCTTGATAAGCTGGTCAAGGAGGAGTTGAAGAACATTGTCTACATACGAGATAAGCCGCAAGCCAAGAAGGGGAAGCACGATGACGTTATGATTTCTCTGGGCTTGTGCTATTACTTGTTAGAGGATACCGCACTGAACGTACATCATTCAGTACGTAGCGCGATTATGGATAAGCATATACAATCATTGAGAGCGAAGAAAGCAAACCGAGCCTGTCCGTGGAATATACGTGGTGGGAACTCCAAGGGAGGGTGGAAGTGAAACCAAACGATGTAAAAGTGATAATGTCCGCGCACGATGCGTATTGGGAAGATCGTCGAGATGAGATGGAGCGTTACAAGTCTGTCTACGAGATGGAGTTCTGGGAGAAGCAGAAGAACTCTTCACAGATTCGCATCCAGACTAATGATGGCTATGGATACATTGAGTCTTATCAAGCTTCTTTGTTCGCCAAGAACCCTGCCGTTGTTCTCAAGGCTGGGCTAAAGGCCAAGGGAAACGCCAAGAAGTCGCAGCACATCGTAAATAACTTTCTCCTTAAGAGCCGCGCTGCTATTGAGTCAGCCTCTCGCATGGCCCTGATCTACCCGAACTCGTTTTTGAAGCTGGCTGTCACAGACCGTGAAGGCATATATGACCGAGTATTACCCGTGGCTGTACCGCCTTGGGAGGTCATTGTTGACCACGATGCGCCCCGTTGGGATATGCAGCGGTATACTGGCCACATCTATTGGATGACTGTACCAGATGCTGAGAAGAGGTTCGGAGGAACCTTCAAGGCTGATGGCGTTCCAATGAAGAACTTCTTTGAGAAGGACGAAGCTACAGACGACAAGAAGCCCGATGGGGTCTCTGATATGTTCCTGTACGTCAAGATCACCGAGATATACGACCTTATGAACGATAAGCTCTACTGGTTTACCTCTACTTCTGATAAGTGGTTGGACAGCGCGAGTCCTATTCCGTTCAGAGATTCAGGTGACGACCCCGTGTTGCCGCTTATTCCAATGTACTATAACCGAATACCAGACCAGCCGATGATCGGATATTCGGCTATGAAGCGGGTATATGACCAGTTGTATGAAATGAACATCATTCGTTCTTTCCAAGCCAACGCTGTCCGTAAGGCTTCTAGGCAATGGTTGGTGAAGAAAGGCTCGATATCCGAGGAAGAGATGGCGCAAGTCACCTCTGGTGTTGACGGGTTGTTCATTGAGATTGAGTCGGAAGACCCTCTTGATACGCTGATTCGCCCAGTACCTCACGTTCAGGTTCCGTTCGAGGTCACCCAGTACATGAGGGAGGTTGCCAAGGACAAGGACTCTGGTTCTGTAACGGCGCCATTCACAAGGGGTGAGGTTACTAAGGCCACTGCTACAGAGATTGCGGCTTTAGCGGCTTACACCACCTCAGAGATTGGACGCATGGCTCGTGAGCGTGACGCCTCTATTGAGGGCATGGCGTTGTCGTACCTTGCAATGATGAAGGTCTTTCTTGAAGAGCAAGACAGGCCGACACTGGTTCTTCTTGACGGTAAGGCAGAGGTTGTCAAAGCAGAAGACTTGAGTGGCGATTTCATTGTATTCGCGGCCGATCAAGCCTCTACTCCAATATCGGAAGCCATCCGAAACCAGCGTATATTGCAGAACGCGCAACTGTTTCAAGCCCTTGGGGTGCCCAACCAGCGCATCAAAGAGGAGTTGGTACGTACTATGCAACTTCCAGAGGACTGGCTGGAGGAGCAACCGATGCCACAAGAGGCGGGCGCTGGTATTCCCTCACCCGCCAAAGAACAAGCAGGCGCTGGCGGCATGACCCCGAATCAACTGGTGGGCAGCCCATCGCCATCAAATGTCTCCGACCAGATACTTGGCGGCGGCGTTGGATTCACACAATAAGGAGTAGATGTGCCATTATTTGATTTTTGCTGTGGACGACATACTACAGAGGAACTGTTCTTTCCGAGAGAGCAGGTTCCAGAGGAGATGTTGTGTTCCCAGTGTGGTGGCCGAGCAATAAGAATGTTGCCAGTGGTGGCGAAGACGCCTGCTCGGTGGGGAGACCAGACTGGGAAATACGGAGTAAACGGCTTCTTCGACCGTGGCCTTGGGGCGACGTATTACAACTCGATGGAGAAAGAGAAGATCATGGACGCAAAGGGGCTGACGACTCTGAGTTCCTTCGGCGAGGGCTACGTGGAAGACTCGCTCGATAGGCAAACAGAGTCAGACCTTCGACATGAACGTAACATAAAGTCCTTCAAAGCAAAGATGGCCGAAACTGGCGGAGACACTGGTAAAGCAATAACAGAAACATTCACATTATCAGAGATGCGCAAGCAAGGAACTCTGACAGATACTGGAGTAAAAGATGCCTGAAGTAATGCCTGAAGAGCAGGAACTGTACGACCGAGCCTCAGAAGTAGACTCTACCAAAGAGGCCGCAGTTGAGGCTATGGCCCCAGAGGGCAAGTTCTCATTGCCCGACCTGAACTCGCTGGTTGATGCACTCAATAAGGTACTGCCTATGTTTGAGCGCCCAATGTACCCAGCGTTTACTGAGGATATTGACGGGGCGTTACCGACAGAGTTTGTGAAGTCGTTAGATATGGTAGCAACAGCCGCAGAAAGCAGCGGTCTTGAGCGACTATCTTGGGATATATCCACCGCTGAGACAGACGGAGACCTAGAGGCAATCGAAGCCCGTCTAGAGACCCTGAGTACCAATCAGCCGTTCATTACATGGCTTAAGACAGACACTGGTACAGAAGATGTACCACCCGCGCCAGAGGTGCCAGCAAATGTACCACCCGCGCCTGAAGCACCGACCCCTGACATGGAGGCACTGCTCGCTTCTAGAGCATAGCCCAACCGTGTCAATCACCCTCCCTAACGGGAACAAGGAGACAGCATGGATGCAACAGCATCAACCCCCACAACGGAGACACCTAGTGTCGAGCCAGAAGCGGCGCCAACAGAGAGTGCGCCCAGTACAAGCGAGGCGACAGAGAGCGTCAAGACTGAGGCGGCTCCTGCCGAGCAAGAGGTTATCGAGCAAGTAGCTGACGCTACAATCAATGACCCCATCTTTCAGCAAGAAGCCGATTATAAAGGCGTAAACTACCAAGAGGTGGTCGGGGCTTTGCCCGATGACGCAAAGAAACTGGTTCATAATCTGAGGTCTTCGTTTACTCGTAAGACCCAAGAGTTAGCCGAAGACCGTAAAGCCCTTGCTGCTGCTAGGTCTGCGCTAGATGCTCAACGGGCGACCCTGATTGAATCCAACTTCTTCAAAGATGTTTCTGAGAAGGCCGAGAAAGAAGTAAAGAACTTCGACCCCTATGATAATAAGTCTGTCGAAGCGCGTATTGAGCAGGAGGTGGCGCTTCGCATGAAGCAGATGCTAGAGCCTATTCGCGAGGCGAACGAGACACAACAAAGGCAGAGTCGTCTTGACTCTTTCAAGTCGGAACATCCCGACCTAGAGGGAATGAAGAGTGACGTTGCTAATGTGTTGATGGCTAATGAACACCTAAACCTTGAACAAGCTTACTGGCAAGTCAAGGGGCAACAGCTTCACAAACAAGAACAATCTCAGGCGGCAGAGCTAAAGCAGTACAAGTCTGCGGCTAAGGCTGCTGGGCTAAAGGTTGGCGGCGCTTCTCGCGGTAGGGGCACTGGAGTACCCCAGTTTGTACTCGATCAAGACGACCCCGTTGCTATTTATCAATGGCTGAAGAGCAATAAAGCGCGATAAACCCTTGCGTGGGTCTTCAGTATTTGCTATTGTTTTTACTGAAGGCCCAACCCCACCTATGGATAAGTGAAGCCATCCCGACCCCAATATGGGATAAACGGTAGAGATTACTTCACTTTATTTATAGGAGCCTATTGTGGCTATTCAAAATGACATACTGTCGTCTACCGCCAGAGCGCGTAGCAAGAAGGCAGTCGATAACTTATTCAAAACTATTCCCCTACTCGACCACATCAAAAGTGCTGGTGGAGTTGAGACAATCAACGGTGGACAGCGCATTGTACGTGCTGGTACATTCGGAGAACACTCAGCAATCACACAGCTTTCTACTGGTTATGAGCCAGTAAACAGTAGCGTGGCTGATATCCTTCGTTCACCTGAGTACAACTGGTGTGACTTTGTTGCTCCTGTTGTTATCACTCGCAAGGAAGAGCTTTCTAACAAGGGCGAGAACGCTATCATCTCTATTGCTGACGCTCGTATGAAGTCAGTTATGGGAATGTTGAAGAGAGAGTGGGAGCTTCAGGCTATCGCTGGTTCTTCTTCTGTTCTTACTGAGATGCAATCACTCAACGGTCTTGGTGCTAACCTCGGTTGGCTTGAGGAGGGTGCGTTCGGTGGAGTTGCTCAAACCAACACTGTTGGTGGACTCGCTAAGGACACCTTTGCTTCTGCTAACTGGAACAACCAAGTTGGTGATGCGACGGGTGGTATGATTGACGCTATGACTGATCTTATGATCCAAACTCAGATTTATTCTTCTGAGGGTTCGGTAGATCTTATCTTGGCTTCACCAGCATCTTACCGTGTATACAAGAGCTTGTTGCAAGCTCAAGAGCGTTACACCCCCAAAGAGACTGTTCTCGATGGTGGCCGTTTGGCTCTCGCTTTCAACGGCGCCCTTATGTACGTTGAGAACAACTTGGGATTCAGTGATGGTGGCGATGCTGCTTCAATGTACTTCCTCAACACCAAGTCAATGAAGGTAGTCTTTGATTCTGAAGCTAACTTCACCATGAGCGATTTCGAGACCAAGAGTGGCTACGCTGCTCGTCAGGCCAACATCTTCGTTCGTACACAACTTGTTGCAGACCATATGGCTTCACTTGGTCTTCTTATCAACGGAGAAAGCTAAGATGTTTGGACATTTAAATCATGGTAAGCCAGAGCTTGACGGCTCTGTCACAATAACAACTGGTGCTGGCGCTGAAATCGTCGAGTACACAGCTAAAGCCACCATCGCTGCTGGTCAAGTAGTACAGATGAATACAGGGGCAACAGATGGCGGCGAAGATCGCACCACTGAAGTCATTGTAGGAACTGCTACTAACTTGGCTGTTGGTGTTGCGTTAGAGTCGGTCGTAACAGGCGATACTGTTCGCGTATGTATCGGTGGATACATCGAGAACGTAGTCTGTCTCGCTGCTGGAGCGGCCCCTGCATTAGGTGAACACTTGATGCCGATTGCTGGCGGTGCAGTTGATACTGTGGCTGGTGCATTTGACTCCGTAGCTATTGCTATGGAGGCTGGTGTTGCTACTACAGTAGATATTTACTGGTTCCGCAGAGTTTAGTTCTTAGTCGAACTTTGGGGGGGCTGGGTCATGGACTTGGCTCAGTCCCTCTTTTACACGGGTAGGTTATGAATCTTCAAGAACTTAGAGAGATGGTTGGGTCGATAGTTGATTACGACCCCGATGTTCAAACCTATAGAGATGAGGTTACTCGTGTCCTCAACGAACTCTACTTGGATTTCTTCACAGACAAGCCTTGGAAGTTCGCAGTAAAGACCGCAGAAGTCCCTGTATTCAAGGACGCTACCTTCGCTGGGAACATGACCGCTGGTTCCCGTCTGATTACTGGGGTTGGATTCCCTAGTTGGACTAACGGCGCGGTAGTTGAGATTACTGGCTCAACATCTGATGACAATGAATATGAGATCGAGAAGAGATCCCCCACCCAGATATACCTGAAGGGTTTCAGTGCAACTAATACTGAAGCCGTGTCAGTCACTATCAAACAAAGATATGTGGATATGCCTCAGGACTGCGCCGAAGTGCTTGCAGTTGGCCTTAGGAATCCAACCCAAACCCCTACTACTTCTTTCAACTACCTCGCAAGACTGCGCGATGAGCAGTATGGACTTCTCCTATCGTCTACAGGACAGCCCACCGATTGGCTGATACACGACGATGTAACTGTAATACCACCCGTATTGGCCCCAACGCCCACAGATGGTGGAGCAGGTGGCGCTCACTTAGAGGGTGAGACTCATGTGAAGTACACCTTCATCTATCAGAACCGTGAGAGTTCATCTTCACCTGACAGTGTTGTGTTCTTGGGAGCAGGCGGTGTTCATCTGGATATATCTGACTTGCAGACCACGGGTAACGATAGTGGTCGCCAGAAGCGTATCTATGTCAGGACGGTTGATACCAATGCGTACTACCATATTGAACAGGTAGATTCTATAGAGGGTTCAACCTCTATTGCACAGGTCACACTGCCGACCGAGTACCTTGTAAGCCAGACTAGGCTACCAGAGAACAGCGGTCACTACAAACGGGTAAGGTTGTACCCTAGACAGGATACCGATTACGATGTAACGGTACGCTACATCTACCAGCCCCCTCGTTTGCTTGAGGGTTCCGATACACCAGAGTTTCCACCGAGCCACCACCGTTACCTAGTGTATAGGGCTTGCCAAGAGTTGTTCGTGAAGCACGATAACCTGAGTCATTCGGAGGTATACCGCCGCAAAGCAGACATAGAGCTTCTACGGTTACAGAATAACTACTTATCAGAGGGTGCTGGGTCATGGGAGATGCAATCTTTCACAGGACTCAACCCCTCCCTTAGAGCGAATACTACCCTTACATGGTTGGGATAAATGAACCCCAAACACAAGA